TGGCGTCTCGTGGGTCCCTCGGGTTCAGACGTCACCGGCTGTCACGCGATGTGACGGTCAGTCCGATGCCGCGCGATGCGGCTGAGGGAGTTGATCGAGATGGCTCGTGGTGGAGCCCGGAACAGGTCCGGTCCGCAACCGGACGAGAACTCGCTGAAGACGGCGACCAAGGGCGTGGTGTTCACCGCGCTCCCGGCTGAGGGCTACGACGGTGAGGCCCCCCACTTCCCGCTGGATGATCTGACTGACCGCGAGTCGGTGGTGTGGGAGCAGGCGTGGCGCACCCCGCAGGCGGCGGCGTGGTCGATGCAGCGGTGGCGGTGGCGGACCGTCGCGTTGTGGGTGCGGTGGTCGGTTCGGATGGAGCACCCGGAGGCGTCGGCCGCGCTCGGGAATGTGGTGGTGCGGTTCGCCGACCAGATCGGGATGACCCCGGCCGGGTTGAAGGAGAACGGCTGGAAGATCGCCACCGACGAGGTCGCGGAGCGCCGCCAGCAGCAGGCCACGCCAGGTAGGACGTCGTCGCGGGACCGGTTCAAGGTCACCGCCGATGGCGGCCACTGACGAGTTCCGGGTCGACTTCCCCACCCTGTTCGTCGCCCTCGACTGGGCCGAAGCGCACTGCGTCGTCCCGGACGGGTTCAGGGCGGGTCGGCCGTTCGAGTTGATCGGCTGGCAGGGCTGGTGCCTGGCGAACTTCTATCGGGTCAAGCCGGATGCCCTGTGGGTTCCGTCGGATCCGGTGTTGGCGCCGGCGTTCTTCTACCGCCGGTCTCAGGTGGTGCTGCCGCAGAAGGCGGGCAAGGGCCCGTACACGGCGTGCCACACCTGTATCGAGGCGGTCGGCCCGGCTCTGTTCGCTGGGTGGGCTGAGGGCGGGGAGTCCTACGACTGCCGTGACCACGGATGCGGCTGCGGCTGGGTGTACGAGTACGAGCCTGGTGAGCCGATGGGCATGCCGTGGCCGACGCCGCTGATTCAGATCACGGCGTTCTCCGAGGAGCAGACGGACAACGTCTACGACGCGCTCCGCCCGATGATCGACAAAGGTCCGTTGTCGGATGTGATCCCTCGGACCGGTACGGAGTTCATCAGGTTGCCGAACGGTGGCCGGATCGACGTCGTCACCTCATCCGCTCAGTCCCGGTTGGGGCAGCGGGTCACGTTCGTGCCGCAGGACGAGACCGGTATCTGGGTCGAGTCGAACAAGATGGTGCGGGTCGCCGAGACCCAGCGCCGTGGCCTGGCCGGTATGGGTGGCCGGGCTGAGGAGACCACGAACACGTGGGATCCGTCGGAGCAGTCGGTGGCGCAGCGCACTTACGAGTCCCGCGCGAAGGACGTGTTCCGGTTCGTCCCGCAGGCCCCGGCGCAGCTGTCGTTCAAGGACAAGCGTGAACGGCGCCGGATCATGCGGCACGTGTACGGCGACTCGCTTCGTGAGCGCGGTGGGCACGTCGACTTGGACGCGATCGAGGCCGAAGCGCTCGAGCTGATGGAGAAGGACCCGGGGCAGGCGGAACGGTTCTTCGGGAACAGGATCGTCGCCGGGTTGGGGACGTGGCTCGAGCGGGACAAGTGGAAGCAGCGTGCCGCGCCGCGGATCGTCCTTCGGGGCACTCAGGTCGTGCTCGGCATGGACGGCTCCGACGTGGACGACTGGACAGCTATTCGGGCGGAGACGCAGGACGGCTACCAGTTCACTCCCACCTACGGGCCGGACAAACTGCCGACGATCTGGAACCCCGCCGACCACGACGGGCAGGTCCCTCGCCTCGAGGTCGCGGCGGCGGTCGACGAACTGTTCGGGTTCTTCGACGTGATCCGCATGTACGGGGACCCCCCGTACTGGGAGACCGAGTTGGACGCGTGGGCCGCGAAGTACGGCGAGAAGCGGGTCCTGCGGTGGGAGACCTACCGGCCGGTACAGATGCACGCCGCAGCCGAACGGCTCATCACAGACGTGAACAAGCAGGACTCGGGGTTCTCCCACGACGCCTGCTCGGTCACCGAGACGCACGTGGGGAACGCGCGTAAAGCGGCCCGCCTGCACAACCGGTACGTCCTCACGAAGGCCAGCCCAACCCAGAAGATCGACTCCTGTGTCACCTCGATCATCGTGCACGAAGCCGCCGGGGACGTGACCGCGGCGAAGTTGTGGAAGAAGCGCTACTACGCCTACACCGCTTAGGGGGTGCCGATGGCCACCGTCCAGGAAGCGATCAAGTGGGTCGACACTCTCGGTGAGGATCTGCGGCGCCGGCTGCCGGAAGCCCAACTGTTCGACGACTACTACCGGGGTGATCACACCCTGAAGTTCGCTTCGGACGAGTTCCAGGCGTACTTCAGCAAGCGGTACGCCAAGTTTAGTGACAACTGGACTCAGACCGTGGCGGATGCGCCGACGGAGCGGCTTGAGGTAATCGGGGTCCGCCCGTTCGATTCCGGTCGGGCCGGGGACGACGACCTGTGGTCGGTGTGGCTCGACAACCAGGCCGACAGCTTGTCTGATTTGGCGTGGCTGGACGCGATCATCGCGAAGCGGACCTACGCGTTGGTGTGGGGCGACAACCCGACCCGGATCACGTGGGAGCACCCGTCGCAGGCGATCGTGGACTACGCCCCCGAAACCCGAGCTCGACGCGCCGGCCTGAAGATTTGGGCTGACGACGACTACGAATACGCCACCCTCTACCTCCCGGACGAGGTGTGGAAGTTCCAGCGTCGCCGCATGACCGATCGCCGCAAGCGTCTCCTCGACGGGGTGTACACGTCGAGCTTCGTTGGTGGGTGGCTGCCGCGCGAGGTTGACAACGAGCCGTGGCCGATGCGGAACCCGTTCGGTGTCGTCCCGCTGGTGGAGATGCCCAACAGGCCGAGGCTGCTCGGCGAGCCCATGTCGGATGTCGCGGGGACGATCGCGATGCAGGACGCCATCAACTTGCTGTGGGCGTACTTGTTCAACGCCGCCGACTACGCGTCTTTTCCGCAGCGGGTTATCTCTGGCGTGGATCGCCCGAAGGTCCCGATCCTCGACGCGGACGGTCAGAAAATCGGGGAACGCCCCGTCGATCTGGAGAAGTTCGCGGTAAACCGGGTGCTGTGGTTGGAGGACCCCGGCGCGAAGATCAACGAGTGGTCGGCGGCGAACCTTGACGCGTACACGAGTGTGATCGAACGCGCGGTGGGGCACATCGCCGCTCAGACTCGCACCCCCGCCCACTACCTGCTGTTGGGTAGCGGCGTCTCGAACGTGTCCGGCGACACGATGAAGGCGCTGGAAACCGGTTTGGTGAAGCGGACCGGGGAGAAGACGGAGCACTTCGGGCGCGGCGTCAAGGAGATCTTCCGGCTTGTCGCGCTCGCGCAGGGCGACACCAAGAAGGCTGCCGCTGTCGCGCGCGGGGACATCCTGTGGAAGGACGTCGAAACCCGTTCCGAGGCGCAGATGGTCGATGCGTTGCAGAAGCTCGACGCGATCGGGTTCCCGTTCATGTGGATCGCCGAACGCTACGGTCTGACTCCGAACGACCTGGTCCGGGTGATGCGGATGCGGGAGTTCGAGCAGCGCGACGCCCAGGTCGACGCCCTCTCGGGGGTTGACCGGGTGGACATGTTCGCGAAGCTGATGACCGCGGTCGGTGTCGGCGTCCGCGCCGGGTTCGAACCAGACGGGATGCTCGACGAAGCTGGCCTGCCATCAATCCCGCACACCGGTCTGCTACCGGTGACAGTGCAGTCGGAGGAGAAGGCGGGCGCGGTCCTCGGCCAACCGGTTGAGCCGCCCGCGATTGAGCCACCGCCGAACGGCCGCCGGCCGCGCTGATGCTGCCGGGGATCATGTCGGTGGTCGACGACCACTACCGGGAGATGCGCCGCCTGGAGGCACTGGCGCTCGCGCTGGTCCTGCGTGGGTGGCAGCGGGTCGACGCGGACAACCTGATCGCCACCTGGGCACGCGAAGCCGTGAAGATCTTCCCGCTGTTCGTCGACCTGCAACTGCAGGCGGCAACCGCGGGCGCCGGGTACAGCGGGGACACGCTGACAGCTCAGGGCATCCGGGCCGACCCGGAAGGCCAGTTCGCTCCCGAAGCGTTAGCCGGATGGGCATCGGACGGACGCCCGCTCGAGTCGCTGCTACGCGCACCCGCGGACGTCGCACTCGACCGACTGCTGGAGGGGCGGCCAGCTGAAGCGGCCCTGTCCGCCGGGGAGGACAGCGCCCGGCGGATCGCCCGCACCCAGATCGCCGACGCGGGCCGTGTCGCGGCGGGGGTGGATATCGCTTCCCGGCCTGGTGTCGGGTACACGCGGATGCTCAACCCGCCTTCCTGCTCGCGTTGTGTGGTCCTGGCGGGACGGTTCTACGCCTGGAACGAAGGGTTCGACCGGCACCCGCAGGACGACTGCATCCACGTCGCCACCAACGCGGCGGCGGCACGCCGCGAAGGGCTCATCGACGACCCGAAAGCCTACTTCCGGTCGCTGTCCGCAGAAGACCAAGACCGGATATTCACCAAGGTCGGGGCGCAGGCGATCCGCGACGGCGCCGACATCGGGCAGGTCGTCAACGCCCGCCGGGGCATGTCCACAGCTAGCCGTGACGAGTTCGGCAACCGGGTTGGGCGGATGGCCCCAACCAAGGTGTTCGGGCAGGACGTGTTCACGACCTTGGAGGGAACAACCACCCGCGGGTTGGCCGGTCAACGGCTGATCTCTGAAGGTGCCCGACTGTCGGGTGAGTCCGCGGAAACAGTGCGCCGCAGATCACGTTCCGGCGATGTCGAACGAACGGTGACCCGCCAACGCGTCCAGATTCCCCGACTCATGCCGGAAAGCATCTACGCCCTCGCGAAAGACCGTGCCGACGCTATCCGCCTGTTACGGCGCAACGGTTTCATCCTCTGATCTCCCGACCGCGCGACGCGGACCGGGCAACACCCTCTGCGATGGAGGACCCACACCCATGACCGAACCCATCACCCCGGCCCCTCCGGCGGGCGACCCGCCGACAGCACCCCCGGCGGTGCCGCACCTGCAGAACAAGCCCGACCCCGTAACCGAGCCGCCGAAGCCGACCCCGCCGCCCGCGAAGGACGACGGCAAGCCGGACGAGCCGCTCGGCGAGAACGGACTGAAGGCGCTGCAGGCGGAGCGAGACGCACGCAAGCAGCTCGAGGACCGGCTGAAGAAGCTGTCCCCCCTCGAGAAGATCGCCGAGGCCCTCGGCGGCGGCGACGCCGACAAGGGCAAGTCGGAGATCGAGCAGATCACCGACCGTCTCTCCCGGCACGAAGAGGAGCTGCACACGGAGCGGATGGCGCGGTGGCGGATCGAAGCCGTCGCCGACGCCAATCTCCCCCCGGAGTGGGCGGAGCGGCTGCAGGGGACGACTCGCGACGAGCTGTTCACCGACGCTGCGGCACTCACGAAGCTCGTCCCTGCCCAGTCGCAGTCCCAGTTCCAGGGGTCCGGTGACGGCGGTGTTCGGGAGCAGGGCGTGCAGAGGTCCCAGCTCACCCGGGCGGATCTGGCGGGCATGAAGCCGGCGCAGATCGAGGCCGCCCGCAAGGACGGCCGCCTCAACCAGTTGATGGGCATCAAGCAGTAGAACGCACGGCCCCTTGACCCCTCGTGGGGTCGACGGCCCCACGAGAACAGGAGAAGGCCACCATGGCCATCACAAATTTTATCCCAGAAATTTGGTCTGCGAGGGTCGCTGAGGCCCTGCAGGACACGGCGGTGTTGGCGACGCTCTTCACGAGCGAGTACGAGGGCGACGCGTCCAAGGGCAACCAGGTCAACATCACGGGTGTCATCCCGCCGACGGTGAACAACTACGCGACGGGCGCGGGCGGCAACGCGCGCACCACCGTCGCGCAGGACATCACCGACGACGGCGACGCGATCCTGATCAACCAGGAGAAGGCGTTCGACTTCCACGTCGATGACATCGACCGCGTCCAGGCCGCCGGCAGCTTCGAAGCCTGGACGACGGCCGCGGGTCGGTCGCTCGGCGAGGACGCCGACACCTTCATCGGTGCGCAGGCCGTCGCCGGCGGCATCGACCAGACCGCGAACATCACGGCGGTCACCAACGCGGCGACGGCGTGGAACGCGGTCAAGGACATGCGCAAGTTCATGAACAAGGCCAGCGTGCCCATGAGCGAGCGCTACCTCGTCATGAACGCCGAGTTCGAAGCCTACTTCCTCGAGAACGACGCGAAGCTGATGGCCGTGGACACTTCGGGTGTCCCGGACGGTCTGCGCGAGGCGATCCTCGGCCGGATCCTCGGATTCACGCTCGTGGTGTCGAACCAGACCGCGGAGCAGGAGCTGCCGCACTTCTTCGCGGCGTGGCGTCCGGCGCTGGCGTACGTGTCGCAGATCGACACCGTCGAGGCGATGCGGTCGCACACCAAGTTCGCGGACCGGGTCAGGGGTCTGCACGTGTACGGCGGCAAGGTGCTCGACGTCGCTGGCTACGACGACGGCGTGCAGTACTACCTGCCGGTCGAGTCGAGCTCCAGTTCCGTCTGATCTGGACCAAGAGCGAGACGTGAAGGGAGGCCACCGTGGCTCTTGCTGATCTGGCGACGGTGGCCGACCTCACCGCCCGCAACATCGACTGGCAGAACAGTCAGGTGGACGTGGCCGCGCTACTGGCGGCGGCGTCGGCTGAGGTGCGGTCGGCGGCAGGGGTGCCGATCTCCCGCGCCACCTGGACCACCACCATCCCCGGCGTGAAGGACCGGTGGCTTCGGCTGCCGGGGCAGCCGGTGGTGTCGGTGGCCGATGTGGAGATCGACGGCCAGGAGGTCACCGACTACAAGCTGGTCGGTGGCGAGGTGTGGCGCGAGTACGGGTGGCAACCCACCTGCACCCCGTCGAACGTCACCGTCACTATCACCTGCGGTCTGGTGATCGTCGGCGCGGACATCGTGGACCTGGTGTGCTCCCTCGTCGGCATGGGCATCGCTGCCGCCGAGGAGGGCTACGAGTCGAAGACCGGGAAGACGTATGAGTCGGTCGATGACTACCGGGTCGGCTACGAGCAGGGTTCTCTCCGGACCGCGGGTGTGATGGAGCTGCCGGAAGCGACCCGTATCCGGCTGCGGTCACGGTTCGGTGGCGGCGCCGGCATGGTGAACACGCGGTGAGCGCCGCCGGGTTGGTGCGCCGAGGCCGTCGCATGGCTGAGTCGTTGATGCTGGATCGGTGCGTGATCCGCGCGCAACCCACCGTCGGAGACCTCGACCCTGGGACGGGAACCCGGCCGTCCACGCCGGGTGCGGTGCTGTACACGGGGCGCTGCAAGGTCCAGACCTACGAGGCGCACGAGTCCACCCCGCAGTCGGGGCAGCACGTGTACTCGGTGCAGCGCTACTACGTCCACATCCCTGTTGGTGTGCCGTCGCCGGTGGACTCGCAGGTGACGATCACCGAATGCCAGCTCGACGAAACCGTTGTCGGCCGTACCTATCGGGTCGCTGGCGGCCTGCACAAGTCGATGGCGACCGCGAACAGGCTGATTGTGGATGAGGTGACCCGCTGATGGCACGAGCGACGGTGGACGCCTCCGAGGTGTACCGGTACGCCGCCCACATCGGGTCTGTGATGGATCGGGTGGAGCCTGAGGCGGCGAAGGTCGTGGAGCGCGCCGCGCTGAACGTGAAGCGGGCGGCGCAGCAGGCGATGCGCGGTCACGTGCGTGGCCGATACCTGAAGCACTACGGCAGGTCCATCACCTACGACATGCTCGAACCAACGGTCGCCGAGATCGGCCCCGACAGTGCGATGCCGCAGGGCGGCATGGGCCGAGGTGTGGAGTTCGGGTCGGCGCACACACCACCGATGCCGCACCTGATCCGCTCCGGTGAGGACGAGATGCCGAACCTGGAGAAGTGGATCGACCAGGTGGTGGCGCGGGGGCTGCGGTGACCGTCCCCGATGCTGTGGTCGCCCTGATCGCCGCCGCTGTACCGACCGGGGTGGTCGTGTACGACGGGATCGTCCCCACCACCCCAGCCGAGCGGTACGTGGTCGCCTACGTCGACCCGGGCACCCTGACGGCTCTGTCGGTGGCGTCAGTGTCCGACGATCTGATGGTGCGGTGGCAAACCACCACCGTCGCCCCCGACGCGGCGGCGGCGCGGTGGCTCGCCGCACGTGTCCGCGACAGCATCGTGGACCAGAAACCCACGGTGGACGGCTGGTCCTGCGGGCAGGTCAGCCACACCTATTCGCAAACGCCGCAGCGCGATGAGGCTGTGATGGAACGCCCGGTGGTGTACCTGGTGGACCTGTACGCGGTGCGCGCTGCCCGTGTCGACGAGTCGTCGAGTTCGTCTTCCTGAACCCCCCGCCGCGATGGCGGGTGACTCCCTGGCTTCCCGCTTTCCCGTTACGCCCCGGCCATAGGGGCACTCTCCCTTTTGGAGGCTCGCCATGCGCATGGTGGACCAGGGCGTCACGAAGCTCACCTGGATCCCCGGTGAAGGCGCCATCGCGAACGCGTCGTCACCCGAGGCGTCCGAACTGAACGCGGTCGCCGCTGTCGACCTGTCCTGCATCATGGTGTCCACGTACGAGGTCCGTGCCGATGGCAGTGAGACCACGAACGAGCGCGCCGTGTGCGAGACGGCGAACACCGTCACCCCGACGATCCAGAACTACATGGGGAACTTGATGCTGTTCCGCGACATCGTCGCCGGGGTGCCCGGTCCGGACGACCTCACCGAGGTGTACCCGCAGGCCGGGGTCCTCGGCTGGTTCGTGCGCCGCATCGGGAAGCCCTACGACGTCGACTACGTCGACGGCGACGTGGTGGAGACGTTCAAGTTCCTCAACGACGTCCCGCAGTTGCAGGGCGGCACCGGTGAGGGCTACCTGAAGGGCACGGTGCCGTTGCTGCCGCAGGGTGTGTTCGACATCGCCGCTGTGGTCGGGTCGGCGTCGTCGTCTTCGTCGGCGTAGCCCCTCTGTTCGTCGGGTCGGGCGGCTTCTGCCAGGGAGTCACGCCCGACCCGGCCCCACCCCTCGATTCCCTGGCTGACTCCCTGGAGATGTGATGTCTGAAGTGAGCGCTGCCCCCGTGGCGGACGATCTCGACCTGGACGGCTGGATCAACGGGTCGTGCGGCATGATCCGCACCGCGAAGATCTTCCAACGCGGCGACTTGCTGACCAAACTGGACGAGCTGGCCCGCGAGATCGAGATCGCGAAGAAGACCCCGAAGGAGCAGCGCGGCGTCACCGACCTCGGCGCGGAAGCGTTGATGGACGAGTGGGAGCGGATCGCCTCCACCCTCGAAGCGTCCACGATGGTCATGCACGTGCAGGACCGCACCGCCGAACGCCGCCGCCACATCCAGGACCGGCTGATCAAAGAGACCAAGCTGAACCCGGAAGACCCGGACGACACCGACACGATCGGCCTACATCACCTGGCCGACGCCATCGTCAAGTACCAGATCGGCGCCAAGGTCGTCGAGTGCCCGGATGGGTTCCCCGTGAACTCGCTCCGCGCGATCCTCCAGAAGGTCGGCGACAGCGGCATGTACGACCTGCGGGACGCCTACTACAAGGTGATTTCGGAGGCTCCGACGGTCACCGCCCCTTTGTCGCGCAGCTCCTCCTCCAACCGAGGTGGCATCACGTAGCGCTCGCGGTACGAACCGCGCAGGAGTGGCGGGTCCCACCAACCACGATCCTTCAAGGACGCACGGGCGGCGGGTGGTCCATGGTGGACCGAACCCTCGCGATCGCCCACACCATGACCGCCGACATGGTGTGCACAGGGTGCGGGCATCCGAAGCATGAGGCGTGGAACGACGACTCCGCCGGCTGGTACGAGGTGAAGACGCACACGTGCAACGGGTGTGTCGCGGCTGACAAGGACTCGAAGAAGAACGAGGACTACGACCTTTCCCGCAAGGTGTCTGTCGTCAACGAACGCCCAGCGGACGTGAAGCTGAAGCCCTGGAACCCCGGCACATAAACCCCACTGCGACAAGGCGGAGAGGTGGTGTGCCGTGACCGACCGCGTCCTCTCCGTCCGTTTGCAGTTCCTTGTGGGTGACGCGAAACGGTCCGCGCGCCAAGCCTCGGACGCGGTCGCGGGGATCGGGTCGGCGGCGGAGCGGGCGGGACGGTCGTCGACCTCTGGCCTGTCCAAGGTTGGGGTTGCGGTCGCGGGGGTCGGCAAGGCCGCCGCCGTCGCTGGTGGGCTGGCTGTTGGTGGTCTCGTCGCGATGACCGCTGCGACCGTGAAGGGCGGCGTCGCCTACAACCAACTCGAGCAAACCTCCCGCGCCGCGTTGAAGACGGTGCTGGGGTCGGCGAGTGCGGCCACGAACCAGATGGAGGCGTTGCGGGAGTTCGGCAAGACGTCGCCGTTCCCGCGCCAGATCTGGATCGGTGCGCAGCAGCAGCTGTTGGCGTTCGGCATGGAAGCCGAGAAGATCATCCCCGTTTTCGGGGCCATCCAGGACGCCGTCGCCGCCGCGGGCGGTAGCGGGCAGACGATCTCCGAGATCACCCAGATCATCGCGAAAATCCAATCCACCGGCAAGGTCACCGCCGACGAACTCAACGAACTCGGCTACCGCGGTATCGACGCCGCCTCCCTGATCGGTGACGCGATGGGAACCTCGGCGGCACAGGTCCGCGAGGACATCCAGTCACAGGCGATCTCCGGTGTCCAGTTCATCGACCAACTCACCGCCGCCATGTCGACCCGTTTCGCCGGTGCCGCCGCGAACGTCAAGCAGACCTGGGCCGGGACCACTGACCGCATCAAGGGCGCCGTGCGGGACATCGGTTCCCTGCTTGCCACTCCTCTCGTTGACCCTGAAGGCGGCGGCGCGGCCGTCGAGTGGGGCAACGCGATCGCGGACGCACTCCGCAAGGTGGAGTCACGGCTCGGTCCGGCGATTGAGGCGCTCGAGGGGCGGATGGCGCCTGCGGTCGACAAGGTGACTGAGCGGATCGAGGCGCTGTCGCACTGGATCGACACCGCTGACTTCTCCAAGATCGGCGCGCAGGTGCAGGCGATGCTCCCTGCTATCGCCGGAGTGTCGGCTGGGTTCCTGACGATGGGCGCCAAGTCCATCCCGATCCTCGGGGACATGCTGGGTGGGCTAAAGCCGCTCCCGGTCGCCCTGGCCGCGGCGGCGCTGGCGTCACCAGAACTACGGCAAGCGCTGTTCGACCTGCTATCCGCAGCCGAACCGCTAATCTCATCAGCGGTTGGGCTCGCCACCACCCTCGCGTCGCTTCTCGGGCCCGCGCTGAGCGCGGTCGCCGCGCTGCTGCAGCCCGTCATCGGTGCTGTTCAGGTGCTGTCCAACGTCTTCGGCGCGCTCCCTGGGCCGATGCAGGCCCTGATCGTCGGGTTCATCGCGTTCAAGGCCCTGAACCTGGCGTCGACGTTCTCCGGCATCACCGGCGCGGTGTCTGGCTTCGGCCAGCAGATTCAGGTCCAAAAGTCTCTGGCCGCCGCCAGCGGTGTCCAGGTGGGCCAGATGGGTGCGGCGTACTCGGCTGCGTCGGTGTCAGTGCAACGCGCCACCACCGGCATCCGCGCCGGCCTGTCGAGCGCTGTTGGGTTCCTGGGAGGCCCGTGGGGCGCTGCTATCGCAGCGGGGACGTTCGCGTTGAGTTTGTTCGGTCAGGGTGCGGACACGGCCGCTGCCGACCACCGAGGTCTCGCGGACGCCCTGCAGGCTGGGACCGGCGCAGCGACTGGTGCGACACGCGAATGGATCCTGAACAAGCTTGAGACGGAAGGCGTGGCGGGGACCTACCGCAAATTCGGGGGGGACGTCCAGGATCTCATCGACGCATACATGGGCGTGCCAGGCGCCGCGAAAGTCGTCAACGACACGATGGTCAAGAATCGCGACGGCGCGGACCTGGCCCGCGGCGAGTTTGAGAATCTGGCGAACGCCCTCCGGGACGGCCCTGGCGCATACCGGGCTGCGCAAGCCGCCGCGAAGGACAAGGCCAACGCCGACAACTCCGGTGCTGGAGCGGCGAACGCGAACGCGAACGCTCAGAGCGGGCTCGCGGGCGCACTGAACGGGACGAGTGCCGCGGCGTCTACAGCGTCGCAGCAGATGCAGATGCTGAGCGGTGCCCTGTCCGCCGTCTACGACCTGCAGTTCGCCGGCGAGGAAGCTGCAGACGGGTTCCAGTCCGGGCTGCACAAGCTGCGGAACGCGTTCGCCGGCAACGAGAAGGCGGCGTCGTCAGGTGCTCAGGCGGGTAACAAGTACAACGACTCGCTGAAGCAGCAGGCGAAGATCGCGAAGGACACCGCGAAGCAGCTGAAGGATCTTGCGGAGTCGCAGCGGCAGGCGGAGGCGGAGGCGAAGGAAGCCGCGCTGGCGTCGCGCCAACGGCAACTGGATGAACTGTTCGGTAAGACATTCGACCGGTCGTCCACCATGGACGCGTTCCGGTCGTCGCTTGCCCAGGCCGGTACGGACATCGGCGCCGCGAAGAAGGACAAGACGTCCGGCGCCACCGCCCTCAGCGGGTTCTCCGAGGGTGCGTTGGAGAACCGGGAACGACTCCGTGGTCTCACGCAGGCCGCGCAGGCCGCGATCCAGGCAGAGAAGGACTCGGGCGCCAGCAAGGAGCGGGTCGCTCAGATCACCCGCCAGCTTCAAGCCCAACTCGCGCTGGAGGCGCAGAAGTGGGGTTTGAACGCGCGGGAGGTGCAGACCTACACGCGCGCGATCGGAGAGTTCGGGAAGATCGCCAACAGTGCTGTCAAGGTCGACCTGTCCAGTGTCCGTAAGGAGTTCGCTGAGCAGCGCGCGGAGATCACGGATAACTCGGCGGAGCAGATCGCGAACGCCAAAGAGACTGCCGCGAGCGCCGCTGTGCGCGGGGTCGCCGCTGCTGCGACGAAGATGCACACCGCTGCTCTGACGGGAAACTCCGAGTCCGCGATCGCGAACCGCGAGATGATGCGCGGGCTGGTGAAGGCGGCGCAGGACGAACTGATCCAGATGCAGCTGAACGGTGCGAGCAAGGAAGACCTGACAGCCAAGGGTCAGGAACTCGCCACCCAACTGGAGGCGGAAGCGGTTCGGCTCGGCCTCAACAAGCGGGACGTCGAGAAGTACACGCGCGCGATCCAGACGTCCGCGATTGAGGTCGCGAAGTTCCCCACCCTGAAGGCTCGTGCGGACACTTCCGACGCGTCCCGCAAGTTGGTCAACTTCTTCAAGGATCTGAAGAAGCGGTTCGACGCGATCCCCAAGAACATCCCGATCACCCTCAGGGCCGACCGGCAGGACGACTTGGCGCAGGCCGCAGCCCGCCAATCCGGTGGGTACGCGACTGGCGGATTCGTGTCAGGGCCGGGCGGTCCGACCGAGGACAAGGTCCCGGCGTGGCTGTCAGACGGCGAGTTCGTTGTTCGGGCGGCGCAGACCAAGCGGCACCGGTCGCTGCTGGAGCGGATCAACGCTGGCCTGCCTGGGTACGCTGAGGGCGGGCACGTATCGAACTTCAACGTCAACGCTGACGGTCCCAGTTTCGCCGCCGCCGCGCAGCAGATCAGCATCGCCGCGAACAATTTCCACAAGTGGATGATGTCCACCGCTGGCCCGCTGGCGTGGGCTGAGCAGCAGGCTGGGAAGCCGTACCTGTGGGGCGGCGTCGGCCCACAAGGCTACGACTGCAGTGGGTTCATGAGCGCGATCACGAACGTGATCCAGAAGCGGGACCCCCACCACCGCCGATTCGCCACAGGCGCGTTCCCGACAGGGGACTTCGCCCCCGGTGGGGGCCGGTTCACGATCGGGTCCCGCCGGGGCAACCCGGGTCACATGGCGGGCACCCTGCTGGGCGTCAACGTCGAGTCTCGCGGTGGTGAGGGTGTTGTTGTTGGTCCTCGTGCGCGGGGCGCGGACAGCATGCTGTTCGCAGGAAACATGTGGCACCTGAAGGGCTTTGCGCAAGGTGGCCAGGTCGAGTCCCGTGGCGACGCGCCGTTCGACATCATCTCCCCGCTCGGCATGCACTTCGAGAAGATGCTTGGCTCCTACGAACGCGGCACCGACTACGTCCCGATGACCGGCGCCTACCAGCTGCACCGCGGCGAGGCTGTGACGCCAGCAGGGCAGAACCGGCGGATCGACGTCCAGTTCGAGTTCCAGGGCGACGGGTCCCGCGAAGCCGATCACTTTGCTTACCAGTACAACAAGGCGGTCAGCACAGGTCGGATCAAGGTGAAGGTGGCCTGAGATGTCGTTCCCGGACGTTCAGGTCGCCCTGCTCGTTGATGGTGCGTGGATGGACATTGCCGAGGAAGCTGATGTCCTGGGCCGCGACCAGATCCGGGTCACCAGAGGCCGGGGCGACTGGGCGTCGAATGCGGCGTACAGCAAAGCCAACATGTCGTTGAAGAACGACCACGGCCGCTACAGTCCCCGTAACCCAATGTCTGATCTGTACGGCAAGATCGGGCGGAACACCCCGTTGCGGGTGACGGTCAACGGGAGTATCCGGTTCCTCGGCGAGGTCGCGGAGTGGCCGCAGAGAGCGGCACCGGACATCTATGTGCCGATCGAAGCCGCCGGCGTGCTGCGGCGACTGTCCGAACGAGAGTCGCAGCTGCGGTCGGTGATGCGCCGCACCCTGCTCGAGCGTGGCGTGTTGCCGACCCCAGTCGCCTACTGGCCGTGCGAGGACGGGTCACAGTCGACGGCGCTGTGGTCTGCGCTCCCGGCTCGTCGACCGGCGACGTTCGCGGACGGCATCAACCTGGCCGCATTCTCGGGGTTGGCGTGCTCGGATCCGATCCCAGTGTTGAACGACACCCAGTTCTACGGCAATGTCCGAGGCTACGACTCCAGCGGCGGCACCATCTCCGCTGTGTGTCTCGTCCACCTCGACGATGACCCGCTGGTGGCGAACGGGTCGTCGTTGATGGTGTGCAATGGGACCGGCACGGGGTCGTACTGGCGGGTTCAGGTCAACATCGACCAGACCGTTCGTCTGCAGGTCGCTGACGATGACGGTGCCACCATCAGCACTTCCGGGAACTCGTCGTTCACGATCGTCGACGCGGGCGCGCTGGTGGCGTTGCGGCTCACCCAGTCCGGCGCGGACGTGTCCTACGCGATCCGCGTCTACAACGTCGGCGAAGACGCGGTGCAACTTCACACCGGTACGGTCACGAGCCGCACCTTCGGGCTGATCAACCGGATCACGATCGGTGCCACCCGTAACCTTGGCTCCACTGCGGTCGGGCACGTCGGCCTGTACCAAGGGACCCTCGACGATGCGGCGGTTCAGGCCGCGGTCAACGCCTACGTTGGGGAAGCCGCAGGGCGCCGCGCCGAACGGTTGTGCCTTGAGGAGTCTGTTCCGCTTGCTGTGGTTGGGGATCTCGACGACACACAACCGGTTGGCCCTCAGAGATCGAAGACGCTCAATGATCTGCTGACCGAGGCCGCTGATGTGGACGGCGGGATCCTGTACGAACCCACCCACGTGTCAACTCTCATCGGAGGGTTCCAGGACGGCACCACTGACGGCTGGGAAGGCGCAGGCACCGACCCGCCCGCGGTGGCGTTTTCCTCGGTCCGCTCCCACTCTGGCGGGGGTTCGCTGCTCGTCACCTGGGATGGCGGGTCGAACGACCAGATCGCGCACGTCGAGCAACCCAACCGGTATGTGGTTGGGGTCACCTACACGGCGAAGGCGTGGGTGTGGGTGCCCGCAGGGTCAACCGCGGTGTCACTGGTGATCGGCGGTGTCGGGTTCGGGCCGTCGTCGTCCACAACGAACGCGTGGCAGGAACTCAGCTACACGTGGACCGCAACCGCGGTGGACAACGAGGTCCAGATCTGGGCGGTCACCCCTGCGGGGGTTGGGGCTCAGGTGTGGCTCGACGACGTGTCAGTGTCGACCGACCGGCCCGGGTTGGCGTACCGCACCCGCAAGTCGTTGTACAACGTGGACGCGTCCCTCACCTTGGACTTCGCGTTGGGGCAGGTGGCGTTTCCGTTCGAACCAGTGGACGACGACCAACTACTGCGGCAGTTCGGGAACAGTGTGACGGTGTCCCGTGAGAACGGCGGCAGCTACAGCAAGGTCATCGACACCGGACCGATGTCGATCAACGACCCGCCCAACGGTGTCGGCTTGTACGCCGGGTCGACACCGTCGTTCAACCTCGAACTGGACCGTGACGCCGCGCTGCTCGCCTGCTGGCGGGCGATGCTCGGCACCTGGAACGAGCAGCGGTACCCGCGCCTGTCAGTGAACCTGCGACGTCACCAGACGCTCGCAGACGATGCCGCGAGCACCGACCTTGGTGATCGCATCACCGTGAGCAACCCGCCGTTGTGGCTGCCGCCCGTCCAGATCGAGCAGCAAGTCCAGGGCGTTGAGGAAGAAGTCGACACCAACCACTGGATGCTGCACTTCAACACCGCCCCGTGGGGGCCGTTCCGGGCGCCCACGGTTGGGACTGCGCGGGCTGGCACCGAGTTCTCGTCGCTGAACGCGGACATCGACGACAACGACACCAGCATCCCGGTTGCCATTGAGACAGGTCAGGCGATGTGGGCGCAGTCCAGCCTGAAGCCGTCCGTGTTTCCACTGCTGGCTGTGTTGTGCGTCAACGACCTTCCGGGCGAGGACATCTCGGTTACGGCGATCAGTGCGCCAGTTGGGCAGGTGCAGACGTTCACGGTGGTCCGCTCCCTCAACGGCATCGTGCGTGGCTGGGATGCGGGGACGCAGGTCCGGATTCGGGAAAAGGGGCTCGTGACATGGTGACGGTGGTGGACTGTGGCGTGGCCTGATTGGGAGGTCGGTGACTTCCTCAGCGCAGATGCGTTGAACGAGCGCCAGGAGATCGCCGTGTACAAGACGGCGCTCGAAGCTCGCACTTCAACGGTGACACTGGCCGCGGACAACGAACTGTCGGTCGCGGTGCGGGTGGGGTTCATCTACGTGATGCGAGCGACCATCAACTATTCGGCGGCAGCGGACAACATCGACCTGCGCTACGGGTGGTCCGTCCCGTCTGGGTCGAGCATCTGGTGGTCGAACGCCGGCCTGGATGTTGGTGTGACTGTCCAGTCGGGGTCGTTTAACACCCACTTCAACACGTCGGCGGCACCGGCGAACCGTCAGGTCGGTGCTGTGGATGAGGGCCCGACGTCGGTGGACTTCAAGGGCATTTTGACTCCTGGGGCGAACGGCAACCTGACGTTCTTGTGGGCGCAGGGCACGACGAGTGTGTCGGAGCTTCGGGTGCGGGAGACGTCGTTCATTGTGCTGAAACCGATTCGGAAGTTCTGACCTCGAGCAACGGCCTGCGGGAGGCGCACATGCTCGGACACATCCCAGCTCGACGACACCCCCACCAGTTCCTCGTAGCAGCGCTGTTGATGCTGTCCGGGTTGCCGATCCTCCTCGGAGGTCCACGGCCGGGAAGTGTAAACGCGGCGCTGCCGTCGTGGCTGTTGCTGGTGTGGGCGGGGGTGTTGACGCTGGGCGGGGCGTTGGTCGTCGCGGCGGCGTTCGTGCCGCCTCATGCAGCCCTGTACTTCGAGCTCGCGGCTGATCCGCCGCTGAGCGTGATGTGCGGTGTCTACTCGGCTGCCGCGTTGATGCTGTCCGGAACGAGAGCGTTAGTGCCGGCGGCGCTCGTTCTCGGTGCTGCGTTGGCGTTCGCTGTCCGTGCCGTTCAGGTGGTGCGGACTTTGGCCTTGCTTCGTAGGGAGATGGAGGCGAGACCTTGAACATGCTGGTCCAGATCGGCGCCACGCTCGGCGGGTTCACGTTCATCGCGGGGATCATCACCGCTCTAGCGCTGTGGCGGAAAACCAAGGCTGAGGTGAAGAAGACCGACGTGGACGCGGCGAGTGTCCTCACCGACTCGGCTCTGTCGATCGTCAAGGATCTGCGCGGCGAGTTGGCGGAGACCCGGCAGCAGATGCAGGCGCTCCGCAGCCACATGGGGCGTCTGGAAGGTCTGCTGCGTGATCGTGGCGTTCCGGTCCCGGACTTCGACTGGCCGCCCAGGAACGGAGCACGCTGATGACCCACGAGCACATCCCGAACGGCGAGGCCCACGACGGGCCGGAGCACGACCACAGACTCCCGGACGCCGGGGACATCCCGACGTACGACGACCCGGCTGATTCGGATGCGCTGCCGCTGCTCGAAGACCTGGAGGTGTGATGCCGCTTCTCGTGGTCCAGAGAGGTCACTGCTACCGCCGCACCGGGGCGACCGGGACGACGGGGGAGCAGGCGTATGCGTCGGCTGTGGCGAACGCGTGTGTGGCGCTGCTGCACGGCCGCGGCGGCTGGGATGTCCGGGCGATCCTCGCTGACGAGGATCTGGCCGACTACCGCGGCGACGCGTTCGCGGCGATCCACTGCGACGGGTCCACCAACTCCACCGCTCGGGGCGCCAGTGTCGGCTACCGGACGCCGGAGGGGCAGCGGTTCGGGCAGGCATGGAAGCGCGCGTACCTCGCTCGCGGATGGAAGGGCGGGTTCCGCCCGGACAACTACACCGCCGCGCTGGGCGGCTACTACGGCACCGGGAACGCGATCAGTGTCGGCAACCGGCGCGCGGTGATCCTTGAGTGCGGGTTCCTCACCAACCCCCAAGACCGCGACTTGCTGATCGCCGATGGCGGACCCGTTCGTGTGGCGCTCGCGATCGGTGACGCGCTCGGCATCAAGCAACCCGCACCCGAGGAGGACGAAGACGTGAAGCCGTTCCAAGACCTGATGCTCGCCCGCGAAGCCAAGGGCAAGCTGGGATCGAGCTGGCCGGCGGTGTACGTCGGCAACGGGATCCTCCGCCGGCACGTCGCCAGCGAGGAAGACCTCGAGAACCTGCAGTACCGGATCCAGCAGGCCGGCGGTAACGCCACTGTCGCTGAGGGCTGGGAGCCAGGCTCCCTGGCTGGCGTCCTCGGTGTCCTCGTCCAGGAAGGGAACTGACCCCCATGAAGATCTTCGGCAGAGAGCCCGCTCTCGTCCTCGGTCTGATCGCCGCCGCGATCCAGCTGTTCTCCGCGACCCTCCTGCCCCTGTCGGTGGATCAGCAGGGTGTCCTGAACGCCGTCGCCGTCGCTGCGATCGGTCTCGCCACCGCCGCCGCCGTTTCCGCGGACAAGGCGGCTCCGGCCATTCTGGGTCTCGTTCAGGCGGTGCTGGCGTGTGCGCTGGCGTTCGGGCTGGACGTCGCCCCGGAGACGCAGGGCGCGGTGATGGCGTTCGTGACGGCTCTGGTGTCGGCGTTCGTGCGCACGCAGGTGTCGGCGCCGGTGGCGCGTACGGAGTTCACCGCGACCGGGCACGTGCGGGGGGCGTGACCGATGGGCAACATCACCTTCAACGTCGCGCTCGGCAGGGTCGCCCACTACGCCACCCTGCCCGGCACCAACGACGCCCTGATTCTGGTCCCGCTCGAGGCGACTGGTCTGGTGACCGATGCGACGATGCGGGACTACGACACCCTCGCCCTGGTTCTGGCCGGCGCCAGCAACGAACAGACCACCATCGGACGGAAGACGATCACGTCGGTGACGGCGACGGTCAACGACACCGACGACCGTGTCGACTGCGACTTCGCCGACCAGGTCTACAGCTCGCCGTCCGGCGCGGCCCTGGGTGCGTTCCTGGTGTGCTACGACCCCGACACCACCGGCGGGGACGACACCACGATCATCCCGCTGACGAAGCACGACTACGCCCTCACCCCGGAAGGCGACTCGCTGACGGTGACGGTGGCCGACTTCTTCCGGGCCTCTTCGGCGGCGTAGCCGATGGCTGTCCGGTTCGACGCCGCGACGGACCGGCTGTCCTACACCGGCGGCGCCGGCAACCCACCTGATCCGCCGTACTCAGTTCTGCTGTGGGTCCGGATCGTCGTGGACTCGGGGACCGACACGTCCCTGTATCGCCGGTATACGTCGGGTGGGTCGAGTCGCGGGCAGATCGCCACAAGCGGCAACGGACTGGATCTGTTCTGGTTCCCGTCCGGCCACGACTTCGAGTACTCGCTGACGGTCGCCGAGTTCCACCGGATCTGCGCCGTCGTCGACTCTGGCGGCGGAATCACCACCTACGCCGCCCCTGAGTCCGGGCCGTTCACCGTCCGCGCCGGGTCGGCTGGCACGACTGCGGGCGCGAACCTCATCACCCTCGCAGCGATATCGGCGGGAAACGGCGGCCAGCCGCTGAACGGGCGCGAAGCCTACGTCCGGTGCCTGCCGTTCGAGCTCGCCGACGAGACCGCGATCGCCGCCGAGTTCGCCAGCGCTACCCCGGTGGCCGGTGCGGCGTGGCATGACTGGCCTCTCGAAGTCCACACCGATCTGACCGACCACTCCGGCAACAGTAGGAACCTGACTGCTGGTGCCTCCGCCGTCACCACGGAGGCCGGCCCGCCGCTCGGCGCCACCCAAGCCATCGTCTTGTCCTCGGAGGTCGACACCGCCCGTGCTCTGGGCAGGGCGAAGACCAAGACGGCGGGTGTCGGGGCCGAGTCGGACCAGGCCCGGACGCTCGGCGCGGCCAAGGCGAAGACGCTCGGCGTCGTCACCGGATTCGACACCGCGCGCCAGCTCGCCGCAGGAAAGACGCTGGGTGTCGGGCCGGCGGCGGAGACCGGCACGGCTCGACCGTTGGGTGTGGCGAAGGCGCTGACGCTGGCAACGGTCGTAGAACTCGACGCCGCCCAACTCCTCCCGATCCCCGGCCGCGCACCCATCAACCCCGCGCTCGAGGTCGGGGCGGCTCGCACCTTGGGTGCGGCGAAGTCCCTCGCGTTGGGCACCGTCACCGAGGTCGACACCGCTAGCTCGTTCGGCAGGGCGTTGACTCTGCTACTGCCCACCGTGACAGAGATGGACGCGCCACGGGCCCTGACCGCTAGCAAGGCGCTGAGGCTTCTGGAAGCGACGGAACGCGACACGGCGCGGGCGATGACATCCGACCTGGTGACGTCTGGCCCGCCGCCGGAGCGGACCTATGTGGTGCCGGCTGAGTCCCGGGTGTTCGCGGTCCCTGCTGAGAACAGAGTGGTGGTGGCATGACGTCGTCGTTCAGTAAGGACCCGGACGCCCGCCTGAACTACGGCATCGACTGGGCGGCCTGGTTGAGTGAGGACACGATCGCCGAGTCGGTGTGGATCGTTCCCGCCGGTCTCACCTCGGATGGGGACAGCAGCACAGTGACGGCCACGTCGGTGGTGTTGGCGGGCGGGACCGCGGGCCAGCAGTACCGCGTGACGAATCGGGTCACCACCGGTGAGGGTTTGATCGACGACCGCTCCATCACGATCTTCGTTCTCGAGCGTTAGACGCCCACCCTTCTCCGGGGGTGGGCACCTTGAGGCCCCCGCTAGCTCCTCAACCACCAACCCCCACTGGTGGTTTGGGTGGGCAGCGGGGGCCTCTTTGGTGTGCTCACCAGCGTATGGTCACTGCCGCGAAGCGGAGAACGCCGGGCGCGTCGAGCGGCGCGCCTTCCTCCGGACCGTCGATTTCGACGCTGATCTCCCGGGTCCTCGGCGTTCGCTCACGCACCTTGGCGGCCAGATGCTCCAGCGACTTGGCCAAGTGCTCCGCTTGCTTAGTGGTCAGGGTGTTCGTCACGGGGGTTCCTCTCGGTCGGGTTGAAACGTGTCAGTCGGTGGAGTGGTCCATGACCACCGACCAGAACTCGTCGTGGTCGATGCTGTCGATGTCGACCAGCCCGTACCGCTCGACCAGCACGGCGGTGATGGCGTCGACGTCGTAGTGCTGCTCCTTGTCGTCGGTGGCCGTGAACACGGCTCGGTGCATGGTGTAGTAGCTGTGCTCCACGGTTCTCCTCAGGTCGGTGCGGGCGCCCTTGCCGGGCGCGTACTTCTTGGCTTGCGCGACGACGTCCTCGTCGTAGATCGACTCCCCGCCGCGACCCGGCGCGCGGCCGGCGGCCTGCACGCCGTGTCGGGTGAGGAAGCGGCGGAGGGACGGGCCGTCCTTGTAGCCGTGGCGCGCGGCGAGTTCGGAGAGAGGTGCGAGCTTGCCCACGGTCGGCTCCAAGGTCGATGTATGCGCGGTCATCAGGGGGGTGGGGTGCCGGCCCCCGGAGGGGCCGGCTGTCCCGGTCAGTAGGCGGTGGCCTGCTTGAGCATCCTGCGCTGGTCCTCGGGGAGGGTGTCCAGGATGGCCCGGCCGGTCTGGTCCTGGAGGAGTTCGGTGCGGAGGTTGGCGAGCATCCGGTTGAGGAAGTAGTTGGCGGTCTGGATGGTGGTCATTTGGTGTTCCTCTCTCTTGCTGATGTAATAACTATAGCCCACGGTGGGCTATAGTGCAAGAGGGTAGACCAAGATTCTTTAGACTGCTCGGATTGCCACGTTTCAACTTCGTCCCCCGCAGTACACTTCAAGGGGCCGGGCTGTCGTAGCTCAATCGGAAGAGCCCCGGGCTTTGGGTTCGTCCCACCTGGGAGATGCGAGTTCGAGTCTCGTCGAGCAGCCCGGCTGAACTATCCTGAAGTCTGCGTGGACGGTTGTCTGCCCATGGAGACATGAGCACCCGGATGAGTTGCTCCAAGGCTTGGCTGAACTTTGGCGGAGGCTTGGAGTAGCGAGACGGCACAGCCAGCCGACACGCACCTACACGACTACCGCCGCCACGACTCGAACAGCAGCCAGTTGATCCCAGCCAGCACGATGAGCACAACTGGGAGCGCAGCCGCAAAGACCAAGACGTACACCACTGCGAGCAACGCGTTGACCATGTCGTCCCCTACTGGTCGATGAGCTGACCGGACAGGAATGGCGGCCCGGTCAACGACAACACCGGCGCTGGCTCACTGCGGGCCTCGGCGACATCAAGGGCGATCTGCCACGACTGGAACTCCCGCGCCACATCCCTGTCCGCTGGGTGTGGATGGCCGTCCCGGAACGCTGCGGGGGAGTACCAGCGGAAGTCGGCGACCGCCTCCACCACGCCACCGATCTTGTCGGCGATCACCTGCGCCTCGCGCTGGTCGGTGCCGTAGTGCACCATCCTGCCGGCCGGTGAGTCGAGCACCGTCCAGATGGTTGACGACCTCACGGCGCCCACTCCTGCCGATAGCCGGGCCGGTCCGCGTACGGCAGCGCGAGCAGGCGCAGCGTGATGCACGGCCACTCGTTCGCCCCGGCGTCCCACGCGCAGTCCACACACGGGCCACACGAGCCGCAACGAAACCCGCCGTCGACCTCGACCGGCTTGTGGTCCGCGATGATCCGCCACTTGGCGTCACACTCGGCCAGCACCCGGGCGGGCCCGTTGCGGAACCCGAACACCTCGTCGAACTCGCTCCCGTCGTCGCAGAGGTCAACGTGCGCGCAAGCTGAATGACCATCTCGTGCCGCCCGCTCGTCAACGGCGACCTGATCCAACAGCCACGCCACAAGGTCGGTCTCCACTGTCGTCACTCCACACCTCCCACTCCGCACCGGACGCTAGCTACTGTGCCGTCCACCCGCCAGGGTCCCCACCCCGGTCCGCCAGATCCCCGCCGTGGATCAACAAACAGGCGATGCAGCGTTTCTCCCCACGCTCACCCACCACCCGGTCTGTTGGCACGCTGTGAGAGCACAACGCCTCGGAGAATCCGATGATGTCGCCTAGGTCGCGGAAGGCGTGGGATGTCAGGTCGTAGCTGGACACCATCCATGTGACCGGGCGGGCATGCTCATCCATGACCGGCCGCCTGGTGTCGGGTGGGTGTGGCCGTCTGGCGCTCGGTCACACCCACCCGAGAGTGGGGCCCGGTGCGCGCGACGTCCGGGGTTGTTGCCGCACGCACCGGGGCCATGGGGGACCGGGGGAGCAGCTGCGCCTGCGGGAGTGCAGCGGGCTCAACCCCGGTCCCGATCACCGGCGACATGCGGGCCTGGGGGTCGCCCTGCCGCCGGAGTCTGTCTCTGTCCTCACATCGCTCACTGGCACGGTGCAGCCACCACGCCAAGGGGGGTGACCCCAGCATCACCGCGGCGAGGATCAGCGACCACATCACCTGCTCGAACACTGGCGCGGTCACGACTCGTGCCTGCTGTGGAAGTGCTCGATCCGCAGCGCCCGCTGATACATGTCGATCAACTCTCGGCACTGGGTCGGGGTCATCGAGTACCCATCACCGGGTGGGGTGAGGGTGCGGATCACCCCAGGTTCGACACCGACACGGACGACCCCACGCTTCCCCATCGCTGTGGTCACGTCGGCCTCCATCGGATACCGGTCCTCGATAGACATGCTGCGGTCACTCCCCGAAGTGCCAAGTGTGGCGACCGTCGACCCCGAAGCAACCTGGGCAGGTGTCGGGGCCACGGCCGCCGGCGTGGACAATCCCCGAAGAGAAAGCCCGGCCAACGCCGTCGACCATACGCCGTGAACATTCACGGTGAATATCCACCGTTTGGGGGACGGTGCGCAACCCCACACGCGGGGGATAGTTGGCGTGCAACCGAAGGGGTGATGCATGAACCATCAGCCGGGGCCCGGCGCGCTCCGCCGATACCTGGGTAAGGAGCTGCGCAAACTCCGCGAGGCATCAGGCATGAAGACCGCTGACGTGGTCAAACGCGCCCACATGTCGCAACCCACCCTGTCCGGGATCGAAGGCGGCAGGCGGGCGATCCTGCCCCGACACGTGTACCGGCTACTCGAGCTGTACGGCGTCGAGGGCCACGACAACGAGCGGCTCATGACCGTCGCCGAGCAGGCCACCCAGCCCGGCTGGTGGGAGTCGTTCGCGGACCTGATCCCTGACTGGTTCGAGATCTATGTCAGCCTCGAGGCGGACGCCACGGAGATCTGGTCCTACGAGTCGGAGTTCGTGCCCGGCTGGTTCCAGACCGAGGACTACATCCGGGCGCTCCGACTGGCCGCCCATCCAGACAGCGCCGCCGACCAACTACAGCGTTCGGTTGAGCTGCGGGTCGCCCGCCAAGAGCAGATGCAGTACGAGCACCTGTCGGTGGTCTTGAACGAGGCTGTCGTGCGCCGGCAGGTCGGCGGCCGGGACGTGATGCGTTCCCAGATGCAACGACTTCTCGCGGAGCTCGAGCGCGGCGTGGACCTGCGGGTGCTGCCGTTCGACACCGGGGCGCACGCCGCGATGAACGGCGCCTTCATCATGCTTCGGTTCTCCGACACCGCAGAAATGGATCTCGTCTACGTCCAGAACGAGCGCGGCGGCACCTACCTCGAGCGGCCTGCGGACCTACTCCGACACGGTGACATCTTCGCCCGAACCCGTCAGGCCGCCCTCACGACCGGCGAGACGGCCGCGTTGCTGTCTACGCTGGTCGACTAGGTGAACCTGGGCGAACGGAAGGGGACGGCTATGACCGACCTCTGTGGGCTGCGCTGGCGCAAGGCCAGCCGCAGCGACGGCAACAACGGAGCCTGTGTCGAACTGGCCTATCCAGGCTGGGTGCGGGACAGCAAGGATCCTGGCGGCGAGACGTTGAGGGTTCGACTGGACGGCCTACTGGCCGTGGTCAAGTCGGGGAGGCTGGACCTGTGAGCGGATAGCTGGATACCAACCGACATGATGTTGGATGGCTATCGCACATCGGCCCCCGGTGTTTCCCCCCCCTGCGGAGGACACCGGGGGCCGATCGCTGTGCTCAGGACTGGGTGATGATCACATCCAGGCCAGCGTCCGGGTGGTAGGTCCACGACGCCGCGAACTTGCCCCACTCGGCGTCCTGCATGCCATCCAGTGCCCGAGTGCTGTCCATGCGGGCGGTGACACTCGTGGGAGCGTTGAGCTCGCCGAGGACGCACGTGATCTCCTCGAACGTGACGTCACCCGTGTCGTAGTTCAGGCTGCCGTCGTACAAGGTGACAGCCATGTCGAGCACTAGCGTGATGTTGTCGGCTTCGACCGCGATCGCCCCGGTTAAACACTCCGCGGAGGCGAGTTCCAACGCCGAAAGGACCGGTGGCGCATCGGGGTCCGCGGTTGCCGCTCCCGCGACTGTGGCGGTGCCACCGAACATTGCCCACAACACCCCGAGCACCGCGATCGCGGCCAGCACGGCGATGGATATGGGTCTGGTGGTGGCGGGCATCGTCGGCTCCTTCGCGGCGGTGTTGCTGTAGGTGTCGTCTGGATCAGCCCAGACGTTGCGTCACCAGCGGTCGATGTCGTCCGGGTCCCACGTCTCGGCCGTGACCCGCTCACATCGGGCCAGGTAGGCGTGGCGGACCTTGGCGCGTAGGCGTCTCCAGACACGGCGGGCTAGCAGAAGAACAGCCATGGCCGCACCCCCGCCGCGAAGACCATATGGGTGGTGTCCTTCATGTGGATGCGGTCCGGGTGGTAGAACAGCGCCCAGTCCGCGCCGTACGCAGAGGGGACGGACTGTCGGAGGTCGGCCATCGCCAGTGTCTCGTCGATGACGACCTGCATGATTCGCTGCTTGTACCGCTCCCACGGGAACACGGGATTGGGGCCGGCGTAGGCGGTGTGCTGAACGATCGCCATCATCGCCGTACGGGGCGACGCCTGCTTCACCGCGGCGACGACCGTGCGCATGTTCGCCTCCATCACTGCCGGGTCTTGCTGCGCCAGGTACTCGTTGGTTCCCAGGGCGAGGAACAACAGGTCTGGTTGCGTCTCGCTGAGTGACGCGACGGCGTTTCGGGTGACGGGCCACTGTCCCCCGCTCGTGTAGCTGGCATAGGAGGCGCCGTTGCGGGCGTAGTTGTACGACTGGGTTCCCCAGTTCGTGGCGGCGAACTCCGACACCTGCTTCCACCATCCGTAGGTGGTGGCCTGGTAGGTGCCGTCGGTCTTGGTGTAGCCGGTGGTGAGGTAGCCGGTGCTCGAACTGCCGCCGAAGATGGCCATGGAGGCGCGGTGCTGGCACCAGGTGGACTGGGCGAGCGGGCCTGCGGCGGCGAGGGGAGCGACGCCGGTGGCGGCGCCGGACACGAGGATCAGCAGCGCCACCAGCACAGCGGCGGTCGCCTTTCGGATGGTGGTCATGTGAGGCTCCAGATGATGGCTTGGCAGGCGCAGGTCGTGGCGGGTCATTGGGGGTTACCCCCGCCCTGCTCAACCGGCAGGACGTCCTCGAACGCAGGTGCCTGGATCGGCTCAACCCGGTACCCCTCCGCTGCGAGCAGGTCCAGGAACGTGCCCACCATGTGATGCCGCAGGCAGCAGCGCGCCTGCCCCCACTTCTCCAGCACGTCCGCGACCACACGGGCCTTGGGGTCGACCTCGTCCAGTTCGTCCCAGTCGACCTCGTCCAACGGCGGGTCCGGATCACCGGCGTCGGGCTTCGGCAGGCCGAGGACCGCGCACGGGCATCCGTCGCCGTCGCCGGCCCAGTTCGGGCACAGCTCCATCGCGCAGTTGTTCACGGCTGCTCCTCGGGTTCGGTGTGCCCAACCCCCACAGACGAGGACGCCGGGTCGTCAACTCGGTGCTTCGTGCACGCGGGGCAGTAGTCCCGGCCCGGCCAACCACCGGGACCGACCGACCATCCGGCCGAGGCGTTCTCGTTTCGCATGGCCTGGACGGACGAGGCGTAGTCCACGATGGCTTCACCGCAGACGTCTCGCTGAGGGCGACATCCCGGTTCGGTGCAGTCACAGACGAGTTCACGCACCTGGTGGACGCTCATGTCGGGTTTCCTTCCTCAGACAACCCAGACACCGGGCGGGCGGCGGCCTTCCTGGTCAGACGCTCGTCCCACACCGCGCGTAGTCGCGGCACGACGACCTCGCGGGCGATCCGGACGGCCTCGTCCCGGTCGAACCGGTAGCGGGCCTTGAACTCGTCCTCACGGTCGGACGGGATGGACTCGTACTCGCTGTAGCCGGTGGCGTCCCAGCAGAACCCGCGCTCGCACACGGCCCACCGGTCGCCGCCGCGCCACGCCACGGTGACCGCCATGTCGGCGATGTCCCAGAACTCGTGGCCCTCGGGGTAGAGGCGGAAGCGGAACTCGCTGGCGAAGTCGAGGAGGTCAGTCATGCTGATCACTGCTCTCGGTGGACATCCGTCGTGCTTCACCAGCAGCAGCCAGCAGCCGGCCTGCGTGCGCCTCCGCCTCCTCCGGGGCGTACCAGCGGTACATGTCCTGGACGCAGTCCTTGGACGCCCACGGACCGGACAGGTGCAAGACGACATCCCGGCCCCGGTTGGCTTCGCTCACGATCCACACCGTTTGGTGCAGGCTGGTGTGGTCGGCTTGGGGCGGTTGGACTACCACCAGACCCGACAGCCCACCGCGGAGAACGGCGGCGGCAAGCACCTCGGCAGTGGTCGGCCCGCCAGGTTCGTTCCACTCGCCGCGCTCGACGCCGAGCATGGTCAACAGGTCGTCGATCGCCGCAGCACCTTGTTCGATCATCTCTTCGGTGATCCCCGAAACCGGGGCCGGGGTGGAGTCACTCACCACCATCACCCGCCTCAGCGGCCAGTCGCCGCGCCTCGCGAGCAGCAGCGACCAGAGCGAGACCGACCGCCTCCGCCTCGGTGTCGAGCCAGATCTGCCCGTTCAGGCGCGTGTACGGCCGCCCGTTGTCGTCGACCTGCGCGGTGATGGTTCGCGCTTCGGCGTCCCAGTACGGGACGCCATCGGTCCACGTGCCGGTGGGTTCCGGGAGGTCGTCGGTGAGGGCTGCCGCCGAACCCGCCGAGGCGTGGGGGCACTCGACCAGCTCGTAGAAGCGCTCCTCCCACCAGCCGGCGTCGTTGACGGTCATCACCGCCAGGGTGTGCCGGTTGCGCACCTGGTCACCGACGTGGAAGAAACCTGCCGGCGCCAGGGTCGGGGTTGGGGCGCCCACACCCACCGGGTTGTACGGGTCTTCGCCTCGGAGTGCGGCTCGGACCTTGTCCAGCGTGGGCGGCAGGCCCGAGTCGTCCTCGTCCATGTACGCCGCGCTGTACTCCATGCAGGCGTCGTTCAGCGCGGACCAGTCCGGGGTTGGGGTACCCGCCACCGAACCAGCAGCCGGCGCCGGGACGTCCATGGCGCGGTACTGCTCGATGCCGTCCATGTAGGCCAGCGCGCCGTTCAGCCCGTCGCGGACGCTCGGGAGGTGCGGACCATTCTCGTACCGATCCACCTGGTCCTGGATGCACTTACGCAGAGAGCGCCAGTCCTTGGAGGTCATCTCCGGGGCTGCGGTGTCTGGTGTGGGGGAAGAGTCAGTCACGACGGGCAGGGCTCCGTCCCACAAGTCCGCCACGAACGCTGCGGCATCACTGACACCCACCCCCGCCGTGCGGCGGACCTCCCTGACCGCGTCCGCGCGCCGACCCTCGTCGACCAGTCGCCGCACCCGCGCCAACACGGCCGGCTCCAACGTGATCCCGGTGCCCATCACTTCCCCTTCTCCTGCTGCTCTTTCAGTGCGTCCCGCAGCACCTTCGCGGATCTGGTGATCGGCCCGACCTCGTCCGGGTCGGGCGGTGCAGCCCCAGCACCCGGACCCCACGACAACCCGTCGTCGGTGGGGTTGTTGTCGCTCACCGGACCTCACCTCGCACGTGTGCGATCAGATCGGCGAGTGCCGCTGCCCGCGTCGGGTGCCCGCTGTCGTTACGGCCGTTGTCGTGGCTGTTCCAGCGGGCTGCGGTGTCGCCGTCTTCGCGCCAGCACGCCCACCACTGCCGGCCGCCGAACCGCCAGCCCCGCCACGGTCGGGTGTCGCCGACCCAGCCGACCCACCGGCCGTCCAGGGTCACCCGGTAGACGACGGTGCCGCCGCCAGCGACGATCTCGGGCTCGGTGTCGCTGACCTTCGTCAACTTGGGTGCGGTCACCGGGTCACCCCCGACACGCGGAAGTCCTTGTGCTTGATCTTCGTGATGACCCGCTCGCCGCGACGGTCGAACAGCTCTACGGCGGGCCGCAGCACGAGACCTTCCGCGACCGCGACTCCCGGCCACCGGGCGGACGCGAACCCCTCGCGGGTCAGTTCGACCGCGTCGGCGAGCGTGCCCTTCCCGAGGATCGGAACAACCGCGAGACCGAGGTTCGCGGCGACGTCCTCGACCGCGTCCCGGCGCAGCCACCAGGTGCCGACCCGCACATCGAACAGCACGAAGTCGCAGCTGTCAGGGAGGTAGTTGCCGCCGCCCTTCTGGATCTTCGCGCCGTAGCCCTCGCCGTACAGCACGACCTCATCGCCTGGCTTGAACACCTGCTCGAACGGCGCGGCGCGCATGACCTCGATGAGGCGTTGGAGCAGACCCGGCTGCAGTTGCGCGTTGTCGGTGCGACCCGCGATGTAGGCGTGCTCGTTGCCCCGGAACGTCGGCTGCCCGTCGTAGGACAGGCGGATGTTGGTGCCGTCGACCTTCTCGGTGAACACCCACTCGCGGTCGGCGAGGTACTCGAACTCGGGGCGCGAGTACTGGCCCTCGATGATCCGGCCCTTGGTGTCGCGAGCGAACACTGTGTCGATCTTGTGGTACTCGGTCATCGGGTCACCTCGGGGGTGATCCGGCGCACCACACCCAGCGCCTCACCGACACGCAGCAGACCCACACCCCACGAGACGAGCGAGACGCCCATCCAGCAGATGCCGCCGTAGAAGGCGACGTTCGGGCGGGACCAGTCCACGTAGGCGATGTGAACGAGGTGCGCTCCGAGGACCCCTGCCCAGGTGTGGGTGAGGGTGAGGAGCGCGGCGGCGATGGCGAACCACGCCGTGGCGGGCACCTCAACCGCCGCACGCCGCGCGATCGCGAACGCGTTCCGGTACAGATCCGGTACAAACCAGCCGTTGACGCTGGTTGCCCCCCGTTGCCCCCGGTTGCCCTGTCGTGCGAGGTCAGGCGACCTCTTCGGGTAGTTACCGCAGGTCGGCGCGACCAGTAGGGCAGTTCCATGCGAACTGCCCGACACGCCAACCCACAGGTCTGTGACCTGCATGTTCCTCACGTCCCCATCTGTCCGGTACATATTCGGTACAACATCGCTCAGTTCCCCAGGTCGGTTCGGGTTCCGGCGCCCGGCCGGTTCGCGTGCCACTTGATCACCGCGGCGGAGTCGTACAACTTCGCCCCGGTCTCCGGGTCTCGCTCGTTCAGCGGCCCCGGCGCGCGACCCTCCGACACGTAGTCGCGGTAGGTGCCGGGGTTGACCCCGCAGTACTCGGCGACCTGGGTGGTCGTCCAGCGCTCCGTCACAACCCAGACTCTACGGCACCCCGCCGTACGGTGTCAACGTTCAGGGCGGCATCCACCAGAGACCTTGTCCGGTCCAGGGCGTCCGGCCAATACCCCACGTACGTGTTCAGCGTGACCGTCGGGTTCGAGTGGCCCATCGCCATCTGCACCGTCTTGACGTTCGCCCCGCCGAAGATCAGGACGGTGGCGAAGTAGTGGCGCAGGTCCCTCAACCCGAACCGTGGCGGCAGCCCCACTCTCACCGCTGCGGGCCGCCACACATCCGACCAGGCAGACCGCTTGAGTGGCGTCCCTCTGCTCGTCGTGAACAGCAGACGTGTCGTCCGGGTAGTCACCGACCTGGGGTTTGTCTCGTCCGTCAACTCCATCTCGACGGGCGGGTACTGCTCGACGTGGCGGGACAGCTCCGACCCGACAGCGTCGGCGAGGTCGACGGTGCGGACGCTGGTCTTCGTCTTCGGCTCACCGAGGAACGGTGACCGGCCGGGCACGTCCTTCAACTGGTGAGCGACGATGAGTTCCCGCTTCAGCCACAGCACCGACGTCGGCTCCAGCCCGAACACCTCGCCTGCCCGGAGGCCGGCACCGGCGACGAGCAGCGGCACTACCCGGTACCAGCCGGGCAGGGAGTCGGCGAGCGCGTACACCTGCTCGGCGGTGGCGATCGTGTAGTCGTTGCTGTCGAGCTCGGGGAGACGGATCCCCACGCAGGGGGTGGCGCCGATGACCCGGTCCAGGACCGCGGCGTTGAACATCGGCGCGAGGATCCCGCCGTAGATCGTCCGCAGCGTTGCCGGCGCCAACACCCGCGACCGGTCCTTCACCCACGACCGGATATGCGAAGGGCGGACACGGGCGATCTCGTCCGTTCCGAGCACTGGGTATACGTGGAGCCGGAGCGCCGTCTCAACCCGGTTCGCGGACGATTCCCGGTGCAGCTGCTCGCGGCGCCAGGTCTCCGCCCATTGCCGAATCGTGACCTTCCCTTCCTGAGGGTCGATGTACTGGCCGCGGGCCAGGTCGGCACGGACGTTCGCGTCATACCGTTCGGCGTCGGTCTTCTTTTCGAACAGCTGGGTGCGGGCGCCGTGGTTGCGGACCCGCCACCGCTTTCCTCGGCCATTCCGTTGGGACGGGACCTTGTTCCCGCCTGCGTCTTTCTTGGCCAGGTACCACAGGTCGTCTACGGCCATCACGAACCACCATCAAGCGCCGCACCTCTGTTGGTGGCACCGGGGGTCCGGCTCTCTGCAACTTGACCACAGTGGTCAGTGCGTCTACGTCGGCCTCGAGTTCCTCGGTGCGCGCCAGATTCTGTTCGGCCGTCGCTCTCCAGCGGTAGACCATCCCACCCACCACGTAGAGCAGGATCAACGTGACGACCACTACCCACACTGTGGACGCTTCCACTCCCGGCATCCTGGACTCCTTCGCCGCGCATCGGAGCCCCCCGCACTGTCAATATCAACGCATAGTGCGTGGTGTCCGCAATGTAAAAGAGGACAGTCTCACTCCAACGGGTGAGTATCATTTCGCCTCTCTACTCTGAGTTGTTTCCGCGCTGCCCCTGCGTAGCCGTTCTGCTTGCGATAGTGCCTGTTCGTATTCGTCCCGGGACAAGCGGCTCAGCCACCGCCGTGACGCCTCCAACAATTCCGGGCCATCCAGCGTCGCGAACTGCTCGACCGCCTGATCCGACTCCGACTTTGAGGCTGACCGCACGGTCGGCGTCCCACCCCTGAGTACCTGCCGGGCGCTGCCCGGCGTCCACCCCAGTTCCCTCTCTAGCGTTGCGTAGGTATCCCGCTTGACCGACTGACCTGTCTCGATCCGGCGCACCGTCTTCGGGTGCATGGCCATCCGTCGAGCCAGCTCTTCGACATCGATGGACAGTTCCACCCGGCGACTAGTCACGTAGTCCGCCAACCTGTCCAGGTCTGTTCCGGCTGCCATGGCGTAAGAGTCCCCGGACGGGCGCGTGCTGTCCAGCCGAAGTGGCGGTCTACGTCGGGATCTCTTGTTCCAGTGCTTCATTGCTGCCCTCCAGTCGACGCCAAGTACAAACTGTTCGGGACTGTTCTGTCAAGTCGTGAGTTGCAAACAGTCCATAACTGTCCTACCCTGTCCCTATGGCAACCGAGATGGGCACCAAGATCCGCCAGAGGCGGGTGAGCCTTGGCATGCGCCGCAAGGAACTTGCTGCGCGGATCGGCAAGTCCTACGACTACGTCGCCGGCATCGAGAACGGTCACAAGCGGGGCTCGCCCGAGACTCTGGTGGACATCGCCCGCGCGTTGAACATGCCTATCGAACTGGTGTTGCCGCGCGACTGGACCGGTGCGGCGTGAGCGACGACGACAAGCCTGCCGACCAGCCCAAGCCGAAGCGTGAGGCGAACCCGACCACACATCCCGAACCGAACAAGCCGGCGCCACCGCCGACCCCGCGTCGACGGAACGGCGCCAGAGGTGTCGCCCGCCTCGACGACCGTCTACTCACCCCACCCGAGACCGCCGAGTTCCTTCGGACCACGGTCGGCGTGCTGAAGGTGTGGCGTTCGCGTGGTGACGGTCCGCCGTTCGTGAAGGTCGGGCGCTCGGTTCGGTACCGGTGGTCGGCTCTGGACCGGTGGGTTGATGACCAGACGGCGGTGGCGTCTTGAGCGGCGACCTCACCCTCATGGGCTCAAGCCCGTTCGACGCAATCCGACGCGTGCGACCGGACGGCTCCGAGTACTGGAGCGCCCGCGACCTTCAACCGCTCATGGGCTACACCCGGTGGGAGAGCTTCCTCGTCCCGGTCGAGCGCGCCATGCGCACGGCGGAGAACACCAATGTGGACGTGGCCTCGAATTTCCGGGGATCCCCGAAGATCACTTCCACCCGGGCCGGCATGGACTACGAGCTGACCCGGTTCGCGGCGTACCTGACGGCGATGAACGGTGACCCGAACAAGCCGGAGGTCGCCGCCGCCCAGGGCTACTTCGCGACGCGCACGAGGGAAGCGGAGATCGCGGCGCCGCGCACGCCGATGACCGAGTTGGAGATGGCGCGCAGCTACGTCGCCGCCCTCGAACGGAACGCCCAGTTGGAGCCGAAGGCCGAGGCGCACGACGCGTTCATGTCCGCCGATGGGTGCTACCTGATCGGGAACGTGGCGAAGATGCTCGGTCTCGGACAGAACCAGTTGTTCGCGCGGCTGCGTGACGAGCACATCCTGATCAAGGGCGGGCGTCGGCACAACACCCCGTATCAGCAGTACGCGCACCACTTCAAGGTGACGGCGTCGACGTACTCGGACAGCGAGGGTGTTGAGCACTCGACGTCGACGACGTATGTGAAGCCGTCCGGGGTGGACTTCATCCGCAAGGTGCTGAAGATGCCGGCGGTGACGCCGTGACTCTGAATCTCGGACCAACCTCGCGCGAGTGGATCGACCACGTCGCCCGTGTGTCTATGCCCGTCGTGGTCACCGTCGATGTGCCACTGAGTGCCGACCCTGAACTGATGGAGGAGCAGCAGTGACCACGCTGACCCGACAGCAGCGGCTCGCCGCTGAGAGCCGCCCCGCCATTGACCGAGCGTTGGGGTTGATCGACGGCATCAGCCTTCGTCCCGACCGCCAGGAGTTCGGCGGCGCCACAGTCCCCCCTCATTGGTTCAACCGCGCCGTTCTGCTTGACGACGACCTGACGGATGTTCAAACCGGCGACGATGTCTACTGCGGTCCAGAGGTGTTCCACCTGTGGCCGGTGTCTGGTCGCGTGGTCAAGGTCGGCACAGCGGACGCCGCCGCTGTCATGCATTCCGTCTCAAGCGTGTCTGTCAAACACGTTCGCGGTCGTGTTCGGCGCTGCATGCCGAAGATGCTTCTCTCGTCCTATGCCTACGTCGATGAGGCTGGGAAGGGGCGCACGTCTCAGCATGTCTTCGGCGTGAACCCCGACGGATCGCTTGTGAACATCACCAACAACGCGGGTCGTCCGAACCGATCCGGTATGGACGTCCTGGACATTCAGGCGCGGATGGCCGCTGGTATCGGCCTGTACCTGCGATACAGCTGGACGGTCGAGATCCGCGCCGTCGGCAGCAACTTCACCATCAGCATCCCGACCAGTCCCGAAGGTGCACGCCAACTGCTGTCGCTCCGGGATGTCGAGTCCGGAATGCAGCGCCGCAGGGCGCTCCGTCACTGGGTGTCGGGGCACTCGCGGCGGCGTTCGCGTGAGGACGTCACCAAGGACGTGGACGTGCGGTCACACCTGCGTGGCGTGACGCCGTTCCAGTGGGAAGACCTCGAAGGGGTGGTGCGGCCATCGGCCTACGACCTTGAGCAGATGGCGGTGTCGAAGTGAACCCCGACGCGTCCCGCATGGACGGTGCCGAACTTCGGGAGTTCACCGCCCGTGTCCTGCACGACGCCGCGACCGGGAAGATTGCACCCGACCCCGACGACTCGACTCCGTACGGGCGGATGGCGGAGGCGGTCATCGCTGAGGTGCTGCCGTCCTTCCGGGAGCAGATCGCACAGTTGAGCAAGGCGTTGGACCTGCTGAGGCCGGCGCACCACACCCCGTACGCCGACGAGGAGCACCAGGGCGGCAACTGCGCGGACATCCTCATGGCGCTGCTCGCCGAGAACTTCCGGCTGAAGACCACGGTCCGCAAGGTCCGCGAGTGGTGCGAGGAGAACGAGGAGAACGAGGACTTCCTCGGCGCGATGTCTGAGGTTCGCGGACTCCTGCCGCCGACGGTGACGCCGTGAGCGAATACGACAGCCTTCTGAACAAGGCCCTCGCCTGCATCCGTAAGGACATCGAGGGCCGCTTCGAACTGGCCCGCATCCTTCGCGACCTCGTGATGTTGGCAGGCGACATCGATCACGTCGCACGCGATCTGCAGTGGCAGCCGGGTGACATTCAGCGGTACATCAACGTCGCCGAGATGTTCGGTGACCGCAGGCTCCCGGACGTCCACAGCAGACCCGCGTCGTGGCGGGTCTACGCCCGGCTCGCTTCCGAGTACCGAGACGACGCGGAAATGCAGGAGATCGCGTTCACGAGCGGCCGGCCTGGGTTCGACGCGGAAGAGGACCGGCGTCGCCGTGTGGAGGAGGTTTCGCGGCGCGTGTGGCGCGCGGCGGACCCGGTTGGGGTGGAGGTCGTCCGGGGTGTTCGGGCTGGCCTAGCGGTGTCCGCTGCGGCGCAGAGCATCCGGCGGGCTGCGCGCCAACTGTCGTCAATCGAATCGGCTGGGGCGGCTGACTCGGATGCGCTGGCGGATCTCCGCGCGAACTACCTGGAGTTGACGAAGCACTTGATCAGGCTGGGCTTGGTCGAGACGGCGCAGAGGTTGGCGTCGTGACTATCTCTGATGCCGACGCCCGCCGAGCAGCGAAGGAAGCCGCCGCTGCGTGTGACGCGGACGAACCGGCCACCGGCGCTGCCGCCAAAGAGCTGATGGACCGCTACGGCCTGGACGAGAAAGGCCAACCGCGGTGACCGATCGAGACCTGTAGATGGGCGCGGCCTCGGGGTGCCGTCAACACCCGCAAGGCCGCTTGCCACCCGAACCAGACCCTTCAGAGGAGAGATTCGAATGACCAACCAGGATCCTACCCAGACCAACGACTTGGCCCAGCAGATCGCCGCCGGGCTCCGCGACCTCGCCGCCTTCATCGAGAGCAACCCTCACCTCGCAGACGGTCTCCGCACCAGCCTGGTCGCCTCCGGCATCAAGGCCCACGTCGGTTACGGCGAGAGCAACGCCGCCACAGAGCAGGGCGAGTGGGCCCGGTCCGCCGCCCGTCACGGTGCCACCGTCGCCAAGTCGATCGACGACGAGTGGCACAACATCGACATCCGGTTCGCAGGCCGCCTGCACGTCGAGGTCCTGGCCTACCGGCACGAGGTGTGCGAGCGGGTCGTCACCGGCGTCGAGACCGTCACCAAGACCGTCCCCGACCCCGAGAAGCTGGCCGCTGTCCCCACGGTCGAGGTCACGGAGACGGTGGAGACCGTCGAATGGATCTGCCGGCCGCTACTCGCCGACCACGCCACTGGTGGTGTGTCGTGAGCGCCCGGTTGATGTCGCCGACCCACCGCCGCGAACTCCGTGGCGGCACGGTGTTCGCGCTGTGGCTCGTGATGACCGCCGTGTTCCTGGTGCTGGCGCTGGTCGGCTGCGGGCCTGCGGGTAACGCCCCGCCCGCGCCGACCGACGCGCCGCCGCCCGTGCAGGCCCCGAACACCCCGGACGGCCCGTGATGTGCACCTGGTTCAGGCGTCGCCGTGCTCTCCGCGCCCTGTTCGCCGCGCACCTCGCTGTGATCCAGTCTGAGCCGTTTCCGGTGTGGACTGTGGAGCAGCTGCGAGGTGAGCAGTGATGGCCGCAACCGTCCGCGCGCTCGGTCGATTCGCCGCCGTCGCCTTCGGGTTCGCCCTCGGGGTCATGGCTGTCCTGATCGTTGTTGGTGTCGCTGCTGACGCTTGGGGGCGGTAACCCGTGGCGAAGCCCTCGAAGCCCTCGAACCCCAAGAAGCCGACCCGCATGGAGCGACTCGCGGTTCGGGTCCTCACCGGCAAGACCGGTGTCGATGACGTGCAGGGCGCGCAGCACGAGCAGGAGTTGCGGGATTTGGCGGACGGTAAGCCCGCCCCGAAGAAGGACGACCAATGATGGGCGGCCTACAGAGGAGCGCCGTCCTGCTGGGTGCGCTGCGCGCGGTGCGAGACGGCGTGGTCGTGTGCCACGGCCCCGGAGCGCGCGCACCCGGATGGGCATGGCGGGACGGCGGCGACACTCCGCTCCCGACGCAGGAGGCGCTGTCGGAGTTGCACCACGCCCGGCTGATCGACGTGAACCGGTCTGGTCGGTGGCATGTGGACGGCGACCCCGTCGTGTTGACCCGCTCGGGAACTGACCGGTTGTCGTGGTGGACGGCACGGCAGGTGGCGTCGTGATGCGTATGCAGATCGAGCCGATCCCGGTGTGGCGGTGGGACAAGCACACCCCGAAGCCGTCGCCGTTCTCCGCCCGCTACTCCGACACGGTCGCGCTGCTCGACCGCGAACTGGGGATGCTCGGCGCGCGGGGTGTGGTCGCGGTGCAGTTGGTGTGCACCGAGGACGACATCCGCCGCGACGGGCTGCTGCGGGCACAAGCCCGCCCGGCCTACGACGGGGTGGCGCTGTCGTTCCAGTCCCGGTATGGGCCGCTGACGTACCCGTGCGACACCTACCGGGGATGGCAGGCGAACCTGCGGGCGATTGCCCTGTCCCTCGAAGCGCTCCGTGCCGCCGACCGGCATGGTGTCGCCCGTCGCGGTGAGCAGTACGCCGGGTGGCGCGCGATCGAGTCGAGCTCGAAGCCCGGGTTCGCTGATCAGGCTGAGGCGTTGCGGTGGCTCCGTGAGCTGACCGAGTGGCCGGCGGGCGAACCCGTCGTGGTGGCGTCGCTTCTGCGTCGGGCCACGAAGTCCGCGCATCCCGACCGGCACGACGGTGACCGATCGGTGTGGGACCGGGTGGATGCCGCCCGCCAGCTGATCGAGGGCGTGTCGTGAAGCGCCTCGCCCAAGCCACCGCCACCCGGGCACTCGTCGGTGTCTGCACCTACCTGACCTTCCAAGCCGGCGCCTGGCTCGTCGACCGTGCCTATCTGGCTTTCGACTACTGCATGAGGAAGAGGCACGCGTGAACATCAACGTCGACGTGACCGACATCAGCCTGGACAGCCAGGTCGGCACACACCGCGTGTACGACGGTGAAGGCGGTTACGACAGCGCGCCGTTGACGCTCGGCGAGGCGGTCGCCGACCGGATCGCGGAGCGGCTGACCAAGGACGACCGCTACCCGACGCTGCGCGACGAGGTGTTGCAGCTCCGCAAGGAGGAGGTGCTGCGGCGTTTGGAGCCGATCGTCACGGAGGCGATCAACAGGCCGGTCCAGCGCACCAACACCTTCGGCGACGTGGTCGGTGGGCCGACCTCGCTCACTGACCTGATCGTGAAGGAAGCACGGGACTACCTGTCCAAGAGCGACGGCTACAGCAACCGGGAGACGGTGCTGCAGAAGACCGTCCGTGAGGCCGTCGACAAGGCGATCAAGAAGGAATTGGCGGCGGTCGTCGCTGAGGAGAAGGAGAAGGTTGTCGCCGCTGTTCGGGCGAAGGCGGCGGAGCTGATCGCGGAGGCCGTGAAGCAGGGCGTCGGCCGGTGAGCGACGACGACGTGGTGCTGCGTATCGCGCCGAAGGAGATCGACGCAGACGAGGTGCTCGCCGAGCTTCGGCACCGGTTCGAGTCCGCCGACCCGAACGACGCAATCGAGTGGACGCTGCATGAGTTGGCGGAGTTGGACATCGTGCGGTTCCGGGAGCCTGTCGATGACCCCAGCAAGGACCCGGTGTGGACAGTGCGGACCGTCGAACCGACACCGCTTGGAGCGGACGGCAACACGGTCGTCAAGTTCGGCCCCGACTACTGGCTGTTCCCGTCCAACCGGGGCAACGGCTACGGGCGGCTGGACTGGTCTGGGGTGAAGACCTCCAAGGTGGTTGGGGTTGTGCCCGGAACCCCAGCAGCAGAAGCGCTGTCCACGCAGGTCCCCGGGCCTCGCTGCGGGGCAGGTGAGGGAGCGACAGGAATCAACTGCGGGCTGCCTCGCCTGCACGCCCTGGACGTTGACCACGAAGGCACTCATCAGCCGGGTGTGGACGGTGACGGGATCGGCTACCAACTGTTCGTTCGTTGGCCGTGGCAGCAGTGGGACCGGGACTACTCCGATGTGGCGTTGCCGGAGTGGGAGCAGCAACTGCTGGCAAGGCAGGCCGCCGAGCCGCGGGTGTTCAGTTCGGATGGACCCGAACCCCCCGAAGACGTCGTTTGCCTTGAGCGGCTGAACGCACCCAACGGCGCGCGGTACGCGAAGCGCGCCCCGCTCGGTAACTGGATCTGGGCCGCCACCTCCGACGCAACCGTCCATGACGACTACCCCGGCGGACGGTGGCCGCTGCCTCAGACGTGCGAGTTCCGGGAGGTGCAGTCTTCGTGACCGTCTTCATCCAGACCAAAGACCAGCACAAGCGGACGATCATCACCGTTTACGACGACGAGCACGAGGCGGAGCGCGGCTATGTCCTCGCGTCTGCCGGCCCATTCCACGCGTGTTTCGTGGATGAGGAATGTGACTACGAGGTGGGCAGGCAGATCAAACGCCTGTCGGACAACGAGTTGGCGTTGAACCCCCGGGCGGACTTGTCGGGGTTGGCGACGCATGAGTGGCGGGGCGGGGCGCTGTTCGCGATCGAGCGGGCCGACGCACCGGTCGAGGTGTGTAGGGCAGTGGCGAACTCCCCGCAAACTCAGGCAGGAGCGGCATGACCACCAACATCAAGTGGGTCGACGAGGAACGCTCAGGTGAGTGCTCGATCACCGACGACTTCACCGTGGTCGTCGACGGCACCGCCTACGTGGACCACGTGACGTGCACCGCAA